AGATTCAACTGAAGGTTGACCGTGCAGCTCTCCGCACAGAAATCAACACCGTACTGAAAGAGATTGAGCGACAAGCCAAGATCAAAATCCAGCTGACAGGAAACCTTGGAGGCGGTGGTGGCGGTGAAGGTGGCGCAGGAGGCCGCGTAGGAATGCGTCAGCACGCCCTTACTGGTGGGGTCGCTGGGGCAGCAGCCTCGTGGGGTAGAGGCTTCGTGCCGGGCCTTGGAGGGGCCTTTGCGGTGTCTCAACTGAACCGCATCAACCAAGAGCTTCAAGCTCAGCAGTTGGCTATGACAGCTGTAATGGGAAGCCCGGAGGCTGGCAAGGAACAACAAGCTTGGTTCAGCAACCTAGCACAACAACTTGGTCTGCATGAACGTGCGACTATGCCGTCTTACACCAAGATGCTTGCATCTGGTCTGACCTCTGGATTCCAGACAGAAGAAGTTCAAAACATCTTCACTGGTATCTCCTCTTATGGCCGTACAATGGGTCTTGACTCTGAAGCGATGAAGGGCACCATGCGTGCTGTCGAGCAGATGATGAACAAAGGCCAGATCATGTCCGAAGAACTTAAAGGCCAGTTGGCCGAACGTGCTCCGGGTGTAATCTCTGCTATGGCTGAAGCTGCCGGATTTGGTACAGACTCTGACGCTGCTGCCAAACTCTTCAAAGCGATGGAGAATGGTGAAGTAAAATCCAAGGATGTTCTGGAGAAGTTCTCTGCCATCTTGCTCGAAAGAGCTAAGCAGGGCGGTGCTCTTGAGAAGGCGATGAAGTCTACTGCTGCCGAGCAACAGAGATTCAACACAGCCTTCGACAAGACAGTTGTTGCATTCTCTGAGGGTGGCTTCGATAAAGCCATTGCTCGCTTCTTCAGAGAGATGACTGAGAACATGATGAAGAGCACAGGGGCTGCCAAGGGGTTGGGAGAAGCTTTCAACATCCTGATGCAACCTGTGTATGCCGTTATTCGTTTGTTCGGTGATCTTGGAAAGGCGACAGGTATTGTTGCTGAGAGATTGGGAGTTTCCCAAGGTAAGATCATGGCGTTTGGTGCTGCGGCACTATTCAACCTGACTCCACTCGGACGAATGGTAACGCTAATCTCCAGTCTAGCACTGGCGGTTGAAGACTTCGTAACCTACCTAGAAGGTGGTGAGAGCAAGTTCGGTAAGTGGTTTGAGTCGCTATCTCCTGATAAGCAAGAAAGACTCGAAGCTTTCGGAAGTGCTATGGCCAAATTGGCTGAGAACGTCTTCAAGTTGGCTGACCTATCTCTTGAAGGTCTGAAGGGTTTGATCGATCTGATGGATAGTTCTGGTTTCGGTTGGGACGCTGTTGATCGTATTACCAAGCTGGCCGAGGCATTCAACAAACTGGCTGACGCTATCTTCAAGCTGCGTAATGGTGATGCGTCCGGTATGAAGGACATTGCATCTCCTAACAACATGCTGGAGACACTTGGTACAGTTAACCCACTGGCTGGCGCCATCAACTTCTTCAAAGATGATTTTGCAGAAAGGTTGAACAAACCAACTACGCCGGAAGCTATTGCACAAGACAAGGCACTTGCTGGTAAATCCATGATCCCAATGACCAATCAACAAACTATTCAACGAGTAGAGATTAGTGTCGATGGGTCTAAGAGCCCAGAGGAGACTGCTGGAGTTATCAAGAAAGCTCTGGATGATCTTATGCAGAAAACGAAAACCAACCTTGTAGAGGTTCGCAAATGACAATCGCTATCAAAAGAGATAATGGAGATTTGCTGTGGTTTGATGCCGTCCTATCTATTGGACGGCAGTTCTCCGGTACAGTCTCTAAGCACCCTCTTGAGACTGGTGCTGTCGTAACCGACCACACTACAATCGACAACGAAGTGATCAACATGAGCGGCGTCCTTTCGGATGCCGACTTCAACCTTCGCCGTCCACTGATTGATGCACAACAAGCAACTGAGTTCGGACTGACAAATAAGCAGTTCGTGAACAACACTCCAGTAACTTACGATGACGCATCTGGTGACTCTGTATACCAGAACATCATGATCACAGACAACGCTGGGATCACTTCCTTCCTTCCAGAATCTATCGGGCAGTTCTTCGGAACACAAGCTCCGACAGTCGAAGTTGGAGAGAGATTCCTAGCGAAGCCTGCACTAGCTGTTCAGGCAGACCTGATTGCAATGTTCAACAACCGAGAGCAGTTCACTTTGCTGGACTTCATCGGAGAGACGATCAGTGCAGCTTACACAAACTGTGTCATGACTTCGCTAAGCTTCTCGGAAGATGCAGACAGCGGTGATGCTGTGTATCCGGTTATGACTATTGAGAGAGTCAAGTATGCCACTTCTACTTCGGTGCGTATCAAGACTCGTGTTGCTGAATCTGTGTCTAAGAAGGCTGCAACACAGCAGAACAAAGGTAAGCAAGCTGCAGCCGGAGGTACAACTTCTGATGCAACTCTTAACCAAGATGAACCACAAAAGAACTCTGAAAAAACTAGAGTAAGTGTTCTAGCTGGAGGTCTGTAATGGCAACTTATTCTGTAACAGAAGTTCCACTATATCAGGATACTTACTACAGATACACGCTTAACTTGGAGGGTATTCAACGTACCCTCAACTTTTACTGGAATGAAAGAGATGGTGGCTGGCACTTCGATTTGAAAAATATCGATGGCACTCCAGTTATCCTCGGACAGAAGTTGGTAGCACAGTACCCAATTCTCGTTGATTATAGATTGACGAGTAAGAGTTTGTCCGGGTACATGATGCTAGTTCCAAACAACATTGAAACCCGAGTTGATCCGCTAGACTCCTCTGTCATTCCTCAATTCTTCAAACTCTACTACATTTACGAGGTAATTGAGTAATATGGTTGTTCTCCAGAGAGACAGACTTTACGAACTTATTATCGGTGACTACCAGACTGGAGACGGTTTGAAAATCACTGATCTGCAAGTTCGATTCGATGTAGAGAAATCTTCCGACAACAAGAGAACTGGAAACCGTGCTCTTGTGGAAGTAACAAACCTGTCTCGGGAGACTCTAGGGAAACTTGAGACTGAGTTTCTGACATGCACCCTGTCTGTCGGATACCGAGATACTGGTATTCAAACTATTCTGACAGGTAACGTAGTCGAAACCCGCACAGTTAAAAATGGACCTGATCAAGTTACTCAGTTCATCCTCGGAGAGGGTTATTCCCAACTCAACCATTCTCGTGTCAAATCTATCGTCGCTCCGGGTAAAACCAACGAGGACGTTATTGAAGAGATTCGCAAGCAGATGCCGGGCATTGCCAAGGGCGGTTATGTATCTGACTCGCTACGTAAGCTGGTGATGTTTGGATACCCGTTGAACGGAAGCCCACGAGAGATGCTTGACCGCTTCTGCCGCGAGAACAAGCTAGAGTGGCGTTGTGATAACGGAGCCCTGTACATCAGTGACGAAAACGGACTGATCAGTAAGGACTCTTCGGAAGCCCCTCTAATCTCGAATGAGACGGGTCTGATCGACATCCCTTACTACGTGTCGGGTGACACTGCAAAACTCAACACAGACGCTCGCAGACGCACTGGCGTGCAATTCAAAGCGCTGCTTAACCCTAGCATCATGCCGGGCAAGCTAATCCGTCTCGAATCCAGCGTACTACCGCAGTTGAACGGATTCTACCGAGTCAACGATCTACGTTACTTCGGAGACTACCGTGGAAACGACTGGTACGTTGAATGCGTCTGCTCTCAGGTATTCGATGTGGAGTTGGCATAATGAATTCTGCAACACTTGAAGAACTACTGAAGCTGAGTTTCTATCGTGAAGCCAGTGGAATGTACACGGCAATCCCTTGCCGAATTACGAACATCCCAAACTCCTTGTCCGATTTGCGTGTGGATGTTGAGCCTGTCATCCAGCAGCAATATGCTGACGGAAGCTTTGAAGAGCATACGCAGATTCTGGGAGTGCCTGTTGTCTTCCCGACAGGAAGAACATCGATGCTCAGCTTCCCGCTATTTGTTGGTGATACGGTTTTGTGCGTGTTCTCTCAGAGCAGCATGGACAACTTCAAACAAGGGTCTGGAACTCCTCAGCGAGCTAGTGATGCACGCAGAATGGACTCCAGAGATGCGATTGCAATCCCCGGCCTCTACCCTTTCGGTAAGTCGCTAAACCGTGCTGCTGTACGCTCTTGGCCGCACTCTACTGCCGACATGGTAGTTGCTCACAACATTGCAACTGGCACTGAAGTTGAACTGAGAATGAAACCTAATGGTGACATCATCATCAACACAAATCAGGATGCCTTTGTCAACAGTAAGAACGCCACCGTTACCGTGCAAGAGAAGGTGGAGGTTGTGTGTACGGACTTCGTTCTGAACGCCAGCAACTCCATCTCTATCACTGCAGGAAGCAGTATGACAATCTCTTCTCCAGTGACTAACTGGACTGGAAATATCCTGCAAACTGGAGACTACACACAAACTGGTACTTACACTCTCGACGGTATCAACATCAACCTGCACAAACACAAAGATGTTACTCCGGGTACTGGTACTTCTGGTGTGTCTACCAACTAAGAGGTTCACATGGATATCTTGCTTAATCCGAAGACACATGATGTTGTCTTTGTAAACGGGGCTTCGCTAGTAACGAAGTCCCAGCAAGACGTTGTAGCTCAGCGTCTTAAAATCACACTTCAAACATTCCTCGGAGAATGGTTTCTCGACTTGGATACTGGAATTCCATACTTCCAGCAAATCCTGAACAAGGTCCGTAGCAAGACTACAGTTGATGCCATCTTCCAAACTGCAATCATCAATGATCCCGGTGTTATCGAGTTGCTATCTTACGAGAGTGAGTTGGACTCTGCCAGACGTGGATTTTCCCTTTCTTTCGTGGTCCGTGTTGCCAATGGTGCAACAGTTCCAATTGATTTCACACTATTCGTAGGAGAACAATAATGGCTGGTCTTTCTAATGAAGGTCTAGAAATTCTTCGTCTGCCAGACGTACTGGAAACACGCAGAGCTTTGGCACAAGATATCTTCTCTGACCAAGTTGAGCCGGGCGACATTGTAGACGTAGGCCCTAACACAGCTCTTGGCCGTATGATCGGTATTGTTGCTCCTGCGGAAGCTGATCTGTGGGAAGCGCTGCAACAAATCTACAACAGCTTCAACCCAACCACAGCTACAGGGTTTGCTCTGGATAACCTAGTGGCTCTGTCTGGTATCAGTCGTTTCGGTGAGAGTGCAACTACTGCTCAAGTCTTGCTTCGCGGTATCGTAAACACTACGATCACCTCTGCTGCCAAGATTAGCTCTTCGACAACACAGCGTCTATTCTCTGTACTATCTTCTGTGGCTCTTACTCCAAACCAATGTTCTGGTGTTAGTGTTGGAGTTGTAGTAGCAGAAGACTCTGCTGTATACCGTGTAAGCTACTCGGTAGACAACGTATCGTTCATTGATATCGAGATTACCAGCGGTATTGGCGCAACTGAGGCATCTATTCTATCTGCACTGAAAGTTGCATTCGACTCTTCTGTTGGTGGAACATTCACTACAACAATCGTAGATAATCTTCTGCAGATTGATAGAACAGACCCATTCCAGCAAGTGTATTTCACAACATCGGAGAACCTAAGCATCCTCAAGGTTGCCAAACTTGGTGTAGCTGTGAGCGATACTATCGGAACTCTGGGACAAGCTGCTAACACAATCGACACCATCGCAATCCCTGTTCCGGGTTGGGAGGGGGTAACTAACCCTCTGCCAGCTGTTCCGGGCAGATTCATGGAGACTGACGAGGAGTTGAGAGAGCGTTTCCGTAACTCGAAGTTCGTACAGGCTGCTAACATCATCGAGAGCTTGGTTGACGCCCTGAAGAACGTGGACGGTGTGACCGACGTTATCGTATACGAGAATGATACATCTGCCGTAGACATGCTCGGTATCCCGGCACACAGCTTCATGCCTATTGTTCTTGGAGGCTTGAACACAGCTGTTGCACAAGCTATCTGGCAAAACAAGCCTACGGGTATCTTGTCGTTTGGTGACACATCTGTTGCCATTCTGGATAGCCAAGGAATCACGCACAACATTGCATTCCGCAGACCAACTCAGGTGCCTATCTATGTAAGCATCGAAGTAACAGATACGGGTGGAATGCCGGGTGACGTTCAAGCCCAGATCAAACAGGCGGTGCAGACCTACGGTGAAGATACATACTTCATCGGAGATGACGTGATCTATTCTCGTTTCTACACTCCGGTCAACAGTATTCCCGGCTTCGCTGTTAACAGCTTGACTATTGGAACATCTCCAAGCCCAGTGGGCACAACAAACCTTGTGATCGATTTTGACGAAGTTGCAACATTTGACCTTGACAATATCGTAGTAACTGTAGTATAATGGAGGGCATTATGGCTGTAAACCAATTCCAAATCGAAGATTATCTGGCAACAGCCCGAACTCGTTATACAGAACAGTTCAAAAACAAGCCGATCTTCGACAAATACATCCAGCTCCTTCTATCCGGTTTTGCCGAGATTCAGGAAGTGGCACGTCAACTACAGCAAGAGCGTAGCATCGACACTGCTGTTGGAGTGCAGCTGGATATCATCGGTGAGATTGTAGGCCGCCCACGCGGCCTCGTCTCTGCTGAACTATTCAAATACTTTGGTTTCCAGTCTGAGCCTTTGGCCGGAAGTTTTGGTAGCTTGACAGACCCTGCGGCAGGTAGCCCTTGGTACAGTCTCGGTGCCCCAACTGGAATCTCCAGAGTCCCATCTGACGAAGAATACCGTCTAATCCTTAAAGCCAAGATCATCAAGAACAGAACTCTCTCGCGTCCAGAAGACGTGATCGAAGCATACAAGTTCTTGTTCGGTACGTCTACTGTTGTCATTGATGAACAAGAGACGGGTAAGGCTCGAATTGGTATCGGTAAGATTCTCTCTGCTGTTGAAAGAGGATTGCTCTTCGACCTGCAGGGTGTTGGAACACTACTCCCTAAGACTATCGGAGTGGAGTACACATATTCTGAATTCAACGCTGGTCGTGTATTCGCCACTGAAGGCTTCCCCGGAAGCATGGGTGTTGGTGATTTGGACAACCCAGAAGTTGGCGGATTTTTGACAAACCTAATCACATAAGCTAAGAGGACATTATGGTCGATCTAGTTAAGCAGTCTATGGCCTACATCTGGGCCACATCTGGTGACATTGTAGCACCAGATATTGCTAAAATTGAATCTGGTTGGGCAGTAGAAACTGTGCCTCGCCAGTGGTGGAACTGGATGCAGAACCGTGTTGACAACAACATCGCGTACCTCCTGCAGAAAGGTTTCCCAGAGTGGGATGCGGAAACTGAGTACATCATCAACAAGTCTTACGTTCAATACCAGAACGTGGTGTACAAGTGCATCCAAACACACTCCAACCAAGAGCCTAACCTAGCTCCACTGTACTGGGTAAAAGCTTTCGTAAACTCTACAGCATCTGGAGAGGCTCTTGCGGGTGTTACTCCTGCTACTGACGCTCTACCTTACTTCACAGGAAGCTCTTCTGCTAGCACAACTACGCTGACAAGCTTTGCCAGAACTCTCCTAGACGATGTTGATGCTCTTGCAGCCCGCACAACTTTGTCGGCTCAAGCTGCCAACATCGCACTGACTGCTCTGTCTGGTGTAACCCCAGCTGCCAACCAACTGCCATACTTTACTGGTGCCTCTACGGCTGCTCTGACAACACTGAGTGCATTCGGTCGAAGCCTGATGGATGATGCTGATGCCACAGCTGCCCGTGCCACTATGGGCCTTGGCTCTATGGCGGTGCAGAACTCCAACAGTGTTTCGATCACCGGAGGAAGCATCTCTGGCATCACTGATCTGGCAATTGCCGATGGTGGTACTGGAGCTTCGGATGCTGCCGGGGCACGTACAAACCTCGGACTCGGTAACGCAGCTGTTGCAACAACTCAGGCAAACGCCTACGATACGGTTGCTGGCCGTCTAGCACTGAACAACTTCATGGGCTGGGGCTCTTCTGGTAACATGCAAGAGCTGCTGACTGCAGATTCTATTACCAACCTGAACGTAACTGCCCTGTACCGTGTGTCTGAGGCTAACGCTTTGGCCGCTGGCGCTCCTGTCGCAGCTGATGGTATCATTGCCCACTACGACTTCGGACCAAACAACAAGTCTCAAGTCTTCCACGCTGTATCTGGAACTGAGAACGGATTGTACACACGTCGCTATGCGACAACGTGGTCTGCTTGGGTACAAGGATGGCACAGCGGAAACCAGCTGGCTCTGGGAACTACTGCAGCCTCTGGAAGAACTGCTCTTGGTCTTGCAAACTCTGCAACGATTGTAGCCTCTGTGACTTCGGTAGCTAACCAGATCGTTCAGCGTAACGCAGCTGGGGGGCTGTTCGCAAATAGCGGTAACTTCATCGACAATTTGGCAATTGGTCGTACTGACAACGTAGCCTCTTACCCATACATTGACTTCAACGCTGGCGCAACAACTGTTGACTACGACGCTCGAATCGTATGTGAGACTGGTAATGGGAGTGTTGGTGGGGGGTTGCTAAGAGCGCTGAGCGATAACGTAATCTTCAGCACAACAAACGGGCTGGAAGTATTTACTGGTGCCACAAGCCGTCTTCGTGTGACAACATCTGGTGTTGCAGTTACCGGAACCTTGAACGTATCTGGAACTGTTACGGCTCCTACATTCGTAGGTAACTTGAACGGTACTGCTACTTCGGCTGTAACTGTAGGAACAGCTGATAAGCTGACAACTCCTCGAACAATCGCAGTATCTGGTGCTGTAAACGGTTCTGCATCTTTCGATGGAAGCGCCAACGTAACTATTGCGACAACACCAACAGACAGTGGGTTCTTGAGCCCAACACTGGTCAACTCGTACTATGACGCCAACGCTCTGCGTTACCGTAAAGTTGGTAATGTTGTGACGATCACCGGAACGATTGGTAGAACAGCTCCTCCAAGTACTCTGCAAGTCATGTTCACACTCCCTGTAGGTTTCCGACCATCTTCGATTGTTGGTCACACGATGATCTGGGGTCTAGAGACGCTCGGAAGTCTCGCATTGCAAATCAGGGTTGACACAAATGGTCAAGTTTCTACTGGATTCACACCAGCACTTGGTGGGACTATTTCGGGTAACGGTAACGGCGTGTTCGGCATTTCGTTCACAGTATAAGGAGACTTGAATGTTCTATGAACTAGATGAAAATGGCAAGTTTGTTTGTGACGCATTCGAAACAAAAGGCTTGCAAAACTGGACAAAGCTTGCACCTCCTCAACCATGCGTAGCTCCTTTCCTTGTTGGTAAAAGAAACAAGAAGACTGGAGAGTGGGTTGGTGAGTGGCAAGATGTTGAGCCAGAAATTATTGAATAAGGGGCGCAAGCCCCTTCTTGTTTTGAGGAATCAAAATGCCAAACATCACTAAGCCAACAGGTATGTCCACTATTTGGGCGACCTCTGGTATTAAAACACCTCCTGCAAACTCTAAGATTGCACAGGGTTGGGTGGTTGAGCTTCCCCCATACCAAACTGCAAACTACATTGAGAACAAGCAGGATCAGTTTAACGCTCACGTAAACCAGCACGGTGTTCCTGTCTGGGATAGTGATACGGAGTATCAGGGTGGAATTTCCTACACCAAAGGGAGTGACGGTAAGATTTACAAGTGCATTAGCACTCACAAAAACTTTGACCCAGTTAACCCGCTGAACTCTTTGTACTGGACAGAAGCTTTCGAGCCTTTCGGAAGTGTAGCCATTGTTCAAAACCAATTGAACGCACTGCTAACTAACTACGCCACACTTAGTGGAATTGCTAACGTAGCAGCTGCCCGTGCCAACCTGTCGGTTTACTCTAAGCTTGAGAGCGACCTTCGCTTTGCAGCCCTGAACGGGTCTGAGTCTCAAGTGTTCAGTGTTGCTCCTGCAACTCTAGGCTCGCACGCTGTTCGTCTCGATCAAATCAACAGTCTGATCACACAGGCCACAGAGTCTACTCCGGGTGTGGCTAAGATTGCGTCCAGCTTGGATATGTCCGCAGGGACAAACGATACAAACATCGTTACTCCTCTGAAGGGCCATGCAACTTACCTGAAGCGTGCATTCAACCTGTCTGATCTGACAAACGTAGTTCAAGCTCGAATCAACCTTGGGCTTGGTTCTATTGCAACAGAAGACGCATCCAACTTCCTCCGCGCATCCAACAACCTAAGTGAATTGGTTGACAAGGCTGTATCCCGTACAAACCTTGGACTTGGAAGTGCTGCGGTACAGAGTGAACTATACTTCCTGCGCTCTGGGCAGAACTTGGCAGACTTGCTGAACATTCCTGCAGCTCGTGCTAACCTCGGCCTTGGAACTGCAGCTACTGCAAACATTGGAACTGCAGCTGGAACAGTCGCTGCCGGTGATGATCCACGTATTGTCAACGCTGTACCTAACACACGCACAGTGACAGCCGGAAACGGTCTGACTGGTGGTGGTGCGTTGATCAACAACGTGACCCTGAACATGGGTACACCTAGCACACTATCCATCTTCTCGACTAACACTGCTGGCGGTGGTACACACAACCACGCAATCAACATGGCTAGCTTCTTCCCTACAGCTCTGGCTGGAACGGGCGAAGTGACGTTCTTCAACGGCCTACGTTTTGCTTGGGGTACACACAACATGGGTGGCGGACCTGATGAACAACGTGTCAACTTCCGTATCCCATTTACGGGCGCTGTTCTGAACATTCAACTAACCAACATCGAGAACTTCCCTAACGAGGGTAACATTGGCCGCGTCAGAAACATTGACCTAGCCGGGTTCACCCTATCGAACAGAGGCGGTAACACGTCCACTGGGTGGTTCTGGTTTGCCATCGGAGTCTAATATGCTCACAGACAAGGATTACAATAGGGCCGCTAAGGCCCTTGGCTGCCCCGTAGCAGCGATTTTGGCCGTGGTTAAGGTGGAGAGTAGGGGTAAGGGCTTTCTGGCCTCTGGAGAGCCTGTAATCCTGTTTGAACGCCATGTGTTCAATCGTCGTCTTCGTGACAAAGGTATCATCGTTCGTGACCGTCCAGAGATTGTGAATACATCTCCGGGCGGATACATTGGTGGTGCTGGAGAACATGGACGGCTCGCTGAGGCTGTGAAGATCGACAGAGACGCAGCCCTAGAAAGCTGCTCTTGGGGATTGTTCCAGATCATGGGATACCACTGGAAAGCACTTGGCTACAAAACTCTGCAAGCCTTCATCAACGACGCTTACAAGAGCGAAGCAAAGCATCTGGACATGTTTGTCAAGTTCATTCTTGCAAACCCTAGAATTCATGCTTCGTTGAAAGCATTGGATTGGGAGTCTTTTGCACGAGGCTATAATGGCCCCGCTTACAAAAGAAACAGGTACGATACTCGACTCATGGAAGAGTATGCAAAAGCCCTGATGCAATAAGGAAGATAATTGGCAGGGACGCCTTCACTTTGGAGTATTTTATGAAAGTTGCAGAAAATAGTAAGAGCCTGCACAAGACAAGTACGGTAGTTCTGAGTGTATTCCTCGTACTACTTTCTGTACTTGAGATTGTACAACCATACCTAGAAGTATTGGCTCCAGTTATTGCTCCGGGGTTGTTCCCTTGGATTAGTGCTGGACTCGGTATTGCAATTGGTGTCGGGCGCTATATCAAGCAAGACTTGTCGGATGGGAAACTAGACGGGAAGGTTGCTGATGCTGAATAAGGTTTACTACTTCATTATTGCAGGACTGCTGAGCATTGCATTGTTCACTGGGTATCTCTCTTACAGCTTCTACGGACAGAAGCAAGTATTAGATGCTCGCTTAGAACAACAGATGTTCATCATCAAAGAGAAAGATAGACAACTATCTCTTCTCAGAGATGCAACAGCAATCACTGCAAACACAACAGCCGAAGCTGCAAAACAAACTGAGGAGTTGCACGAAACTCTCGGGAGTCTTGTACAGGCTATCGATGACTTAGAACGAAACAAGAAGGAACCTCACAATGAGAAGCCTGCTGTTAATGTGCCTAGTGCTGATGACCTTCAGCTTCAGCGGTTGCTCGACGCAGCCTATTGCACAGCAAACCCAGCTGATAGTGCTTGTCCCGCCAGCGGAACTAAGAACTGAGATTCCAGTTGCTCGTGTCAAAGATACAAGCAAAGAGGAAATCAGCAAAGGGTATGTGAAGAACACCATCTCGCTCGGAAGGGCAAACAACAATACTCGCCTACTGAATGAGTGGATCGATAAACAACTAAAACTACATGGAGCTGCCAATGTCCCAACAAAATGATGCACAAGGCGGTTTCATTCTTTTCTTAGACTTTGCTTCTAAGTTTCTACTGCCGTTCGTACTAGCGTTTGTTGCTTGGCAACAGACAGAGTTCAACAAACTTGAAGATCGTGTATACACGCTCCAAAGAGATGCTGTAACAGAGCAGAAGTTGTCTGACGTTGAAAAGCGACTAACAACTTACATGGATGTTCGAATCAGTGATGTGGCTATGAAGCAAGACATGACGAACAAGTATTTGGAAATGCTTCTTCAGTCTGTCAAAGACCAAAGGAAATAACTTAAAATGGCAAGAACACATGAACTAACCCTCATCGGGCTTGTTTCCGCTATGTTCTTGACAAATCTGGTACTGATTGGACTTCTAGTCTCATACGCCGCAAGGGTAACTAACAACGACTACAAGTATGAAATCCTGAAGGAAGACTACACCCGTCTTATTCAACAGGTGGAAAGGGATCAGGAGATGCGTCTAGGCCGAGTGCAAGAACAAATCTCCAACATCCAATTCACGATGGACAGACGTTTTGGCTTGATAGAGGATAGGGAATTCTTGGAGCGGAATGCAAAATAAAACCCCGGAGCACAGGAAGTGCCTCGGGGTTTTTGTTTGTCTGCGATTTATGCCACGAGCGGCAGGAACACAGCACGCACTACGGAAGTAGCTTGCTTGGCCAGCAGCTTGTTCAGCCAGCCAGTAGAGGCTTGCAGCTCCTTGCCTACGTGACGCTCAGTGTCCTTCTCGAAGTCTTCGATGGCGTCTTCCACAGTGAGCTTCAGCACTTTACCGAAATCGGCCTTACCAACCTCCCCCAGCTTCGAGATGACGTTCTTCACGCGGTTCTCGGTGAGGTATGCAGACACCTCAGTGAACAGCTCTTGGACGTTCTCTGGCACCTCCACAGGGGCAGGAGCTTTGTTCTTTGCCTTACGCTCGGAGAAGGATTCGGTCTTCTTCTTCAGGTAGACACGCTTGCCGTTGGTGAAGAAGCTTGGCTCAACCGGCTCGATCACGATACCTTCAGCTTCGTTCTCCTCGTCGAAGTCCTCCGGGGTAAGGTAGCTCTGGAAGGTTTCCTTGACAGCCAGAGCATTCTCGAAGTCGCCCACGTAGATGACTTCTGGATGGGACAGGCCAGCATGGTAGAAGAGATTGAAAGCACTAGCTTTGCTTTGAACCTCACCATCGATCACCAGCTCGAAAGCGTAGAAGTTTTTGGCACCGTACTGCACTTCTTGCTGGATGCCATCACCAGCCAGCTCACCATAGACAACCATCAGTTGGCCCGGAGCACACGACAGCTTGTACAGGGCTTTGATCTTCAGTTCGCAGGCGGCTACAACCTGAGCACAGGCAAAGAAGGTGGTGTCCACGAATTGGTTACGAGAAGCGATTTGCAAATTCTCGCCATCGTAGTAGAATGCGAAGTTGGCACCATGAATCTTCTCAGTGACGATGAACAGCTTGTCACCGAATTGGTCACGGACCATGTTGATCAGCTTGGCGTTGTAGGTGTTCTCCAGCGAAGAGAATTTAGTGAATTCCATGTGTTCCTCCTAGTGTTGTGTTTGGTGTGGCACATGATACACGAGTAGGAAGAGATGTCAAGCAGTGTTCACACGTAAAATACATGATGTATACATCATGTAGTAATATATACTCTCTAAGTATTATAAGCTCTTACCCTCGCTTTGCTCGGGCGGACAACCTATCCTACCATGCACAACTTCGATCTGTCAAGACTTGACGAAAAATATTTCTGTGGTACTATGGCCACTCCCTAGACAACAGGAGGTGCTATGAACAAGAAGTCTTCCCTAGTACACGATGTACTGCAGCTCAACAAGAGCAGCTTCAGTCGTCTTCAGCAGGAAGTGGGTGTAACCTTCTCGCAAGGCCACCACGAGAGCACCGAGGATTTTCGAATCAGGGTGTTGACAGAGGTGGAGAAGGCGGGTAAGATGCGCCTCATCGAAGAAATCATCAACGATTGAAGGAGGGAGTATGAGTGAAAGTTTGATCGGGATTCCACTGAAGGTGTTGGACTCCAAGGGAGTCGAATATGTGGCTGAGAAGCTTACAGCCCTCGGGTTTGCCGACTACAACAAAGACTATCTGGGACAATCTATTCTGGATGCGTCCTTGAAAGAACGCCAGTGGGATGCAATCGTCATTGACGACGAAAATGATTTCCTGCTAGGCAAAGCACGGATGACTGATGAGGTTTACGAATCTCTCGCTGAGTTCATCCACGCAGCAACCAAGATTCGCAAATAAGGAGAAGACAATGACTGGTATCGAAATTCATCTGGCGTGGAGCGCAATCCAATACCTGCTGGCCATTCTGGTTATTGCAGTAGGAGCCATCTTCGCTTACACTAAGCGTGTGGCATTCAAGCGGATTGCAGTAGGTGTTGTGCTTTCCTTTCTGGCTGTCACGTTTCTCGCGTTCGACGTGGGTGCTCGACAAGCATCCCTCAGCCGTGCTCAGTTCGACACACCTGCAGCAACTCAAGTAGAGAAAGTTGAGGTGAAGGAGTTGACGCGCGAAGACGCAGAAGCTATGCTTCAACACAAAGTTCAGCAGATGCCTAGCAATCTGTTCGAAGCTCACTAAGAAACCGAAGGAGGAAACATGCGCAATATTCTGAAAGCAGCTGTACTGGCGGTAGCCGCCCTGGCACTCACTGGCTGTGGCCTGTCCACTGTCCCACCGGGCACCAAAGGTAAGATTCTGTCGTCTGCTGGCTACTCTGCTGACGTGAAGGAATCCGGTCGCTACTGGCTGTTCGGAACTGAGGAGATGGTTCTGCTGGACACCAGCACCCAAACCCAGACCGAGAAGATGACCGTCAAGATGGCTGACAAGCTCGATCTGGCATTCTCTGTACGCTTCCGTACCCGTATCGGTGGTAACGACAAGGTGATCAACGCAATGTTCAACGACATTCGCCACGAGAACTATGCCATCAGCCTGCCGAAGGTGTACAGCGTGTACGGTCGTGACGTGGTTCAGAACGTAGCTCGCTCTGTCGTGAGCAAGTACCGCACTGAGGAAGTTCCTCAGAACTACGACAAGATCAATGCCGATCTGCAGGAAAAGCTGCGAGCTGCAATGGCAAACTCTCCTCTGGAAGTTTCCAACGTGACTCTGGCCGATGTAACCTATCCTCTGGTGATTACTGCTGCACTGGAGAAACAGCAAGAGCGTGAGCTGGCGATTCAAACCGAGGCTAACGAGCAAGCTGTGAAGATG